AAGGTTGTTAGTTTCTTGTACTACTTCGTTGTTTACTGCAATTGTTAAAGCACCTGTTAGTGCAAAGTTATCGTTAATCATTTTATTACTCCTAGTTTAATAGCATTGTGTTAAAGTTTCTTGTTCCTAGTTGATTACTACGTATGAGATTAACCGCAACTAGGTCGCTTAAACTCATTATATTACCTTTGTTTCCAAAGTAATCTTTGTTTACCAAGGCCGAATCATCAAGTGTAAAACTATCAGATAAAGTTTTTTCTAATTGTACACCATAATCATCATTAAATGTAAGANTTTCGCTNATTTTTTTAGTTTGTGAAAAGCTAAGTAAGTCATTAAGAACGCTGGAATCATTAATCCCTTTATTTAAAGACCTGACACTATCATCGGAAAAACTAAAAGCGTCTGTAAACGCCCTGTTAAATCCTACCGTCTTACTAAGTACATCACTGAATCCAAAGACATTTCCTTTACTACCTGTAAAGTCTTTATTGATTAATGCTGAATCGTCTAAAGCGAATGTGTCACTTAATACTTTACTTAGCGTTCTATCATGAGAATCACTAAATGAAATACTGTCTGAAGGATTAACTCCACTAGCAACAACATTATTATCCGACATACCGAATGAATCGGTCTTTGGCTTGTTTAATGAAACACTACTAGAATCAACAACTATAGCTGAATCAGTCAACCCTTTACTATGTACAAAAGCTGTTATTTCACTAAATCCTAATGCGTCACCCTTACCTAATCCGCTGTCATTAAGGAACGATGTATCTTGAGCGTTCATTGCCTGCGAGTTAAGTAGATTTACATTTAATGCGTTAGGGTTTTCATCGTAAATTTTGAACGTATCAGTAAATTCACGTTTGAAGGTGTTAACCACTGAAACTACATCACCTACCGTATAGCTGTCTGTGAAAACTTTATTGTAAGTTAGCCCGATAATATCAAGCATAAATGCGACATTACCTTTGTTACCATAGAAGTCTTTATCAATTTGACTTAGGTCGTCTAGAGTGAATGCGTCAGTGAAGCTATGGTGGTATGCAACTGTAAATGTGTCAGCGAATGTAAAACTATCTTCTTTTAGCGCACTGAAGTCATAAGCACTAACATCTACTAGAGGTACATTATCTGATAGGTTTTTCTCTACAAGACTGAACCGTACATCTGATAAAGGAAACTCATCCTTAGGCATTCTATTATTAGAATCTGGGTCAGTCCAGATACCTGTAGCGTGTGATAATTCGTAGGTTACAGACGTTGTTGTTCTAGCAGAGCTAACACTAGCTTGCAGTAATTCAATTGATATTGTAGCGCGTATAGCCACTGTACTAGAAGTCTGCTCTTACCTTAAACTTGAGCTTATCGAATATGGTTAGTTTCTTACCTGAGGTGTCTTCCAGTTCGATTTCACCTTCGTAAGTACCAGCATCAACATCTAAAGTAGTAGCATTCCACTGCATATGGCACATACCGCTTGTATAAGGCGCAGTCTTACCACATGTCATAGTGTCTAGTACAGTGTCACCGCCAAGGGCTCTAAAGTACACTCTAACTGTTTGCGCAGTTAAGTCAATTGGTGCCCACGTAGTGGCGTCGTCTTCATCAAGCGTTTTACCTGCAGCTGCAGTGTTTGAATCACGTAGTGTGAAGTTTAATTCTGGTTTATCATCCCCCGATACGAGGTTGATTGTGTCGTAATACGCCATTTAGGCCTCCAATATTTAACCGACTTAGTCGGGTTGTTCTCAGCATTTGGTATGCAATTAAAGTTAAAGTAACTTTACCCTAACAGGTGCTCCTTGTCAACTAAAAGTTAACTGAAGCTACGCGCATATTTACGCGTCTAGTGTCTCTTCCTTTAGCAGCGCACATTGCGCGTTCAAATTCTATTTGGTTGCTGATAGCAACCTCTGGATTACTCCACTCTTTGTTTGGTATCCCTGCGATTCTAGCAATAGCTCCGGCGGCTATAGACCTGCCGTGCGACTCGAATATAAAGTCCTCTATCCCCTTAGCAGCTAAGCTAGGTTTAACTACTAGCACGCCCGTGAACGTGTGTTTAGTAATAGGGGTAGGGTACATACGTATACTAGCATCTTCGAACACACTGAAGTGCGTAGGCGTGCCTGTTACAGCAGAACCATTAACTAAAGTAGCAGGGATGAAATGACGTTCAGATACGTGAGTTAGTGGAACACCGTCTAACGTTAGAACCATAATGTTTTCTAATACAGCCCTGTTAGGTACATCTAGCTCGTAGTCAGAAGTGTTTACACTAGTGTAGCTAGGCTCTAGGTTGTAGCGCCATATTTCACTCTTAGCGCAAAACTCTGCAGCTGCTTCCTGTAGATGTGCCTTTATAACAACTTCAGGACAACCGGGTACGTATGGTTGCGCGTAAGGGTACAACTTATCCCATATTACTGCCATGTTTAGCCCTCTTGTGGTGAAGAGCTAACATCACTCTGCGTTTTAACGCCGATACCTGACATAAATGCCTGGTTATGCGACACTGCTCTCTGAGTATTCGCTGCGTACTCAGCGTCCTTAGAAAAGGCTCTGTACAGTACCCAGTCAATAATAGAGCTTAAGTACGTATCGTCTAGCTTAATTATCTCCGTGCTACTGCCAGCGGGATTTAAATCGGCCTCTGACAACGTGTGAGCTCCCGGAGCGTCGGCGTACACAATTTCTACTTGCGCCGCTGTAGTTGCTGGTGGGTACACAAAGAACTCTTTGGGCTGTCTTGCGTCAAACGTGTAGTTCTGGATGTTAACCGTGTTGGTTTCTCCGTGCCACGAAGGACGCTGATCGTCTAAGACGCTCCTATTAATAAGTCTTACTACCTTCTTGCTAGAAGAAGTAGCCAGGTTGCGAACTACGTCTAGTAGGCGTAGTCCTGTTGGAAAACTTGCGGCTAAAGTTTGACGTGTTCCGGCTACACATGTAAGGGTAGCGGTCTTCGAGTTAGCATCAGGGCGCATTAGAACAATCTGCAAATAGGATTCATTAATCCAGTTCTGCAATTCTAGGCGCGGCCAACGAACGTTTGTGTCCTGAAGAATGTCTTCAACACGCTTAACGACGTCTATTACTTTTATTGTTGCCATAAGTTACTCCGTAATTTGGTAGAAAAGAGGGGGTTCCCCCCCTCTCTCATTAGTTAGGGTTGCTTATTAAGGCGTGCCAACTAATGCTGTTACAAGAGCTTCACTCTTAACAACCTTACGGCCGTAAACAGATAGACCACGAACGATGTCGCCGAAGTCTGTTTGGTTACGTAAAGGCTCAGTCTTAGTGATTTGCGATGCAAAAGCACATGATGCTTTAGTACCTGCAACCATCATACGACGTAGCTTAGCACCTGATGCTGTAGCACCCGTAGATGTAGCAGACAAGCCTGGAACCAATGCTTTACCTGCAGCACCGTGAGGTAGCAAGTTAGACACGTATACAGTTAAGCGGTCTAGCATACCAATCTTACCAGTACGAATAGTACTAGACTGGTCACCTGTGAAGTAAGCTTGAGCAATGTTAGATTGCATCAAGATGTTACGGTCTTTAGGTGAGATGATTAACCAACGACCTTCTTCAGGAACGTTTTGCTCATCCATAGTAGCTGACATAGCTAAGATAGTGTTCAATACGTTCTGTGCAGTAGCGTCGTTGATTGGAGCAGCATCAGTACCTAAGTTGTAACTACTTGAAATTGCACCAGCAGTTGCGCCCTTATTGGCAGCAGCAGCACCTTCAGTAGAGAACCAGTTGAAGAAAGCTTCGTTTTCGATAGAAATCTTCAGTTGCTTAGCAGCGTCATCAGTAAATGTGTTCATCAAGTCGATGTCAGCTTGGTGTGCCAATACGTCGTTTGTTTGAACAGAGAAGTACTTACCTTTGTTAATCTGCATATCAGTGTAGATTGGTACAGGTACTTCGCTTGTTAGTGTTGAACCAGCGCCAGCGTAGTCGTTAATAGTAATCGACGGTGCTGTACGGATACGGATAGTATCGCCTTGGTTTTTAATTTCGCCTTCCCAGTCAGTGTTAGACACTTCTGAAAGCATTGTGTTTGCATAAAATTTAGCATTCAGCTTATTAGACCACAATTGTGGGATAAAACCGCCTGAATACGTTGGGCTAGTAGTAAAACTACCGGTGGTTGGAAAAACAGCCATTTCTTACTCCTTATAAAAGTTTAACATCATTGTAGGTTAACGGCTGTTGAGTACAATCGTGACTAGTTTTTAACTCGTCCTTCCATGTACGCAGCTGTTAACTCTGCTTCAAGTTTTGCCGCCTCGCTATACTTACCACTAGTGTTTAGAGTTCGGGTCTTGGCCCAAGCATTATCCATCTGTTTAGATGAGTAAATCTTAGAACCTGCCGCGCTCTTAGTATCACTAGTGTTCGCTGAACGGTTTGGCGTTACCTGCTTCTC